ATAAATTCACATCATAATCAGTCTTAAAAATATAAAGTTTAAATCTATGTTATGGTAAGCAATAACAAATTCTTTTCCATCATAAAAATAAAAAAAAGAGAGAAAAACGGCAAATCATTTCTCGTCACAAAAATTAACAACATTTTTTTTGGCGTTTGCGTTTTTTCAAATACTTTTTAATTAAGTATTTGAATTTTTTTTCTCTCCCTTTTCATTTATTTTTTCCTTATGAAAAATGATTTTAGAACAGTATTACTGATAATCCCGATTAATAATCAAAATAAATATACTTTGCTTAAAATTAAAAAAATATACATATATATAATGAAGAATGTATTAAATGGAAACGAGAGAAAAAATGGAATGGATCTCGCCGAATTTTTATTAAAATATAAAGATGAACTTCATAAAACAAGAGTTTTTTATATATTACAAGCAAAATTAGAAAGCAAAGATGTTTTGAAATTCGGTATTGCTGGAATGGAAAACGGTGATAGTTATAATAGACTAAAGCAATATGAAATCACGTATGGTAAGGAAAGTCGCCGAAATGATTGTAAAGGCGTGTGGGTTTGGTATGTCGGTAAAACCAAATTCAATCCAAATGTCCTATACAAAAATAGTCAAGTAAAAAAATTAGAAGATTACATAAAAAACAAATATAAAACAAGAAGAGAAAAAGAACGAGGCACGGAGAGAATCAAAATAGAACCTCAAAAACTAATAAATGAAGTTGAAAAGTATTTAAAAGGAATACGAGATGAGGAAGTTGATGTTGAAAAACGAAAGCTTATTAAAACAAGGTCATTACAAAGAACATTATCATTACAACGACAAACATCATTACTCGGCAATAAAAAATATATTGTTGAAAAGTTTTTGAAAGAAGATAAAACAAAAACAAAGATTTTCGTAAAATGGAAAGGATATGATGAAGATAAATCAACATGGGAAACCATAAATAATTTAAAACAAGATTTGAAAAATACTTATTATATATTTTATGACAGAATGAAAAAAAAATAATAAAACATTGTTATTATATATGCCTAAATTTTTTAAAAAAATTAAAAATATAAAAATAAAGATTTGTTGTGTTTGTGAATCGGATTGTAATAAAACACCAACTAAACCTAAACCAATCTTTTTGTCTGATCATTGATTATTATTTCTATATCTCTGTCTTCAAAAATAACACAATTACTATACCTGGATACCGTTTTATTTAACAAACAACCATCATGTCCATGACTATGGATTCTTGGTTTTGAATTTTTTTTTCGTGTTCCATTTTTTTTTAACTTATTAAAGCATCTATCACAATAATAATAAATTAATTTATCGTCTAATTCAAAAGCATAATATTTCATATATATATATATATAATACAAACAATATATATATATTTCAACCAATAAATTTAATTTAGGGGAGGCATTTTTCTAAAAAATGATATAAAAAAATAATATAAAAAAATAATTATATATAGTATATATATTATGGAGTTTTGTGAAGAAATACAAGCAAAAAATTCTAATGAAAAAACATTTACTCTTACTGAATATCCTAACAAAGAATTATTAAAAAATATATTTAGACACCCTGATATTTATAATGACGATAGAAAAAGGATAAGAAAATATTGTATCAATGCTAAAGATGGTTTTATTAATATCAAATATTCTAAAAAGGGAAAATATGGAAGATATTATCCTGTTGATGGGTCTATTATATGCTGTACGTATATGTGGAGAAAATTAAGAGCTACTTTATTTGCTGACACTGAATTTGATGTTGATATTAAATCTTGTCATTTCCAAATTCTTATTAATGAAGTCAATCCTGAATTTAACCTAAACTTTTTACAAGAACTCATAAATAATCGTAATGAAATGTTTAAATTGTTTTATATAAATAATGATGCTATTAAATTATATAATCATGAAAATCAAACTGATTTAACAAAAAAAGATATAATCAAAAAGTTATTAACAAGAATTTTGAATGGTGGATTAATAGAAAATTGGTATATACAATTTAATTTGAAAGATAACGATGTTAAGTTTCCTAAATGGTTTAATGACGTTAAAGAAGATATAACAAAGGGTATTAAGTTTTTATTGTATAAATATAAAGATTTATTTAAAGATATTAAATTACATCTATTAAAAGAGGAGCAAAAAAAATGGGAAAATGATCAACAAGAATTCTGTTCAAAAGATAAACGCAAGAAATCAAAAAAATTTAACGCAAACAATCACTGCAAAAGCATAGGTCGTTCTAATTTATTAGCTTTATTTTTTCAAGAAAAAGAAAGTAATATTATTGATAATACATATGATTTTATTAAAAAAGAATTTAATATTAAACCTACAGCATATTGCTATGATGGGTTGCAATTTCTAAAAAAAGACATTAAAAATCCTGATTTATTTATTAAAAAAGTTAATAAAAATAGTAATGTTATTTTTGTATATAAAGATTTTAGCGAAAAATTAGTAACTCAGCCTGAATATTGTGATAGTTTTTATTTTGATGTTAATGAATTCAAAATGCTTCCTCAAGGATTGGAACAAGAGAAATATTTTAATAAATTTTATTTTAGAATTCACTCTTTAAATGGTATGTGTTATGTTGATGCTGATGGTATGTTAAAAAATATTAAAAACGATACATCGCATTTTGCTAAAATAATTAATTTTTGGAATAAATACAAATGGAGTGGAAATGTTAAGGAATATTTTACTTATGGTAATTTTCCTAATAAAGATTTATTACCTGATAAAATTTATAACACTTGGACTGGATTTGAAATAGAAAAATATAATTTTGATACTGATGCAGACATTAGCGTTATTTTATATCATTTTGAAGTAGTTGCTAATTTTAATACAAATGTATATAATTATTTATTAAATTATTTTGCTTGGTTAATGCAACGACCTCATAAAAAAACCAATGTGTGTTTATTAATTCAAGGATTGCAAGGCACTGGTAAGACAACATTAGTTGAAAATTTATTAAAATCTATCATGGGAAGAAAATATGTTTTTGATACATGTGATATTGATAAAATAGTAGGTAAATTTAATAGTTCTGTAGCAGGGAAACTCATGTGTGTTTTAAACGAAGCCACTGGAAAAGATACAAATGGTGTTATTGATAAAATTAAAGATAGTATTACAAGAACGGATATTGCAATAGAACATAAAGGTCAAGACCCTATTATGACTATTGATTATTGTAATTTTTGTTTTACCACAAATCATATTAAACCAATTTGTATAAATAAAGATGATAGGAGATTTCAAGTGACAGAATGTAGCGATAAATACAAAGGTAATATTGAATATTTTAATAAATTATATTCTAATATTGAAGATAAACAGGTTATGAAAAGTTTTTATAAATATTTAATGAATAAAAATATTTCTAAATTTAATCCTGAAAGAGATAGAGTTTTGACGGAGGCAACAATTGATTTACACGAACTTAATAAGGAACCCGTGTGTATGTTTTTAGAATATCTATATAGTGATGAATTTTATAAAAATAAGAGAAGATATAAAATGAGCATCATTTATAAAGAATTTAAAACATATATGATTAGTATAGGGTATAAACATGTTTGTAATCTGCCTACTTTCTCAAAAATTATTAAAAAATATATAGATAAATATAATTATAAAATAACACATTCAAAAGGTATAAGTTACATTACATTTGAAGATAACTGGATTGTTATTGTTGAATGTAAAATTCACGATGATATTGTTGAATGTGAAAATCACGGTGATGAATGTATAATTGACGATGATTAATAAATATCTTTGATTGCTGAACCTTTTCCTTTTTTTTCATACCCCCACCCCACCCCCTATCCTTTATACATATTTTTGTTATTGTTTATATATATTTTTGTTATTGTTTATGTGTTAATTATTTATTTATAATAAAAAGGTATAGGGGTGGGGTGGGGTGGGGGTAAAAACCAAATTGGTAAAATAAATATATATATACAAAGAAAACATACATATATATATATATAAATATTCAAATAAAAATACCCCCTACCCCTACCCTTTTCTTTTCTCTACGCTACTTCAAAAAATTATTTAGAAATCATCAAAAAAAATAATCACAATTCTCATAATAAATATTGATAATTAAAATACTTTTTCTCTCTATTTTCTTTTTAAGATACAGGTAAAAGAATGATAAAAACATTATATGAATATAAATAATGTGTGTTATATATATATTAAAATGAGTAATGATTTTTTTATATATCCTATCAAGAAAGATGAAGACGTGAATACTATTAACCGTATTTTTCCTGAGCATCTCCCAGCGCCAAATTTCACTATGCTGATTAACGGATCAAGAAACTCAGGAAAAAGTTGTTTATTATCAAACCTATATTTTAAACAAAATTGTTATGGTCAAAGAGGAAAAAATGATAAAGTCTTTCAAAGAACAATTATCTTTAGCAGTACATTAGGGTTAGATAGTACAAGCCGATTCATAGTAGAGGTAGCAGATGATGTTTATAATCAATACGACGATGATGTTATTATTGAATTATTAAATTTTCAAAAAAAATTAAAAAAAAAAGATAGACCACATATACTTATAGTATTAGATGATATAGCTCCTATGATGAAAAAACGGGTTTGTGCCATTTGGGACTTATTCTCCGTCCACAGACACTACAATGTAAGTATAATAGTCTTATCACAAAATTTAAAATTAGTACCCCCCATCGTAAGGAACAATGCTGTATGTTTTATTTTTTATAAAGTGAATTCTAATAGCGAATTAGAGAAGATTATTGAAGAACTTAGTTTTATTACACATAAAACCAAAATTCTAGAAATGTATCATTATGCTACAGATACTCCTTTCTGCTTCCTAATGGCAGATGCTGTACAGAATAAAATCTATAAATGGGGTACGCAAAACCCTGAGTTATTATATTCTAAATATAGTAAAGATGGATTATTTAATTAACACAACTCCACTTAATCACAAGTGAAATTATGCTTTACACTTTCTTTTTACTGTTTTATTTTTTGTAAAAGGAGAGAAAAAGTATTTAACAATTCTAAAGAAAATTAATATATGATTAAATTATATAAAAAAATGTCATTACAAGAGTTTTCCAGTCAATTACAAAATGTAAATCAAAGATTAGCCCAGCGATTGTCTAATTTTAATACCTCACAACAAACGGCACAGGACATTAAGAGTGAATTAATAACTGAAGATATTGATTTACAAAAATTAAAAGTAAGTAAAATTAAAAGTATTGAAGAAATAGGAACTGAAATCGTGGGAGGCGGTATTGGTATTGCACAATTATCTCAAAGTAAATTAGGTCAGGCTCTTGGAGGTAAAATAAAAAACTTTTTAGGTAAAAAGATCAAGGAAAGAATACAACCTCAAGAAGAAGAAGATACAGCAATTGATGAACCTGCTGAAGAAATATCAATGGAAGAAGGACAAGATGAAATTGATAACATGTTTTCAGAAATGGGCGAAGATCCTAATATAGAAACCATACAAATGAATGATTTACCTAATGAGGATGATTTTCAAGACGCATTAGAAGAACAACCACCTGCAGAAATAGAAGAAACAAGTTTTGGTGAAATTGGTGATGAAACAGAACCACTTTTGAGTTCAACAGCAGAAGAAGGTGCGATTGCTGAAACTAGTGAAGTAGCAGGAGCAGAAGTAGCCGCTGAAACAAGTGTTGGAATATTAGGAACATTAGGGGGCGTGGCGGGAGTTGGTTTAGGATTGGCTACGCTTGGAATGGGAATTTATAGTGCAATAGAAACAGAAAAAACAGAAGATGAAATTGATGATAAATATAAAGAATTACAAACTGAATACAATGATCTTAATACTCACCCAATATTTCAAACAGGAACGTTGAGTATGCCCGTGTATGATAGCACAAAATTTAGACAAGGCATTACACATTTTTAATATTAAAAATAAAAATTAATTTATTTTCTTATAATATAAATGTTTAAAGTTCAAAATCAGTTACCTCTTCAAAATTATTCAACAGAAGTTATTAGTAGCCAGGCTGGGACAATATTCAAATATGGAAATAATAATAAAATTACGCTTGATCTACCATCATCCTTAGGAATGATTGACACTAATTCAAGTTATCTATCTCTCAATGTAAAATTAACACCTCCAGCAAGTAGTCAAGATGCTACTGCTGGAAATAGAAGAGATAGTTGGAAAATGAAATTCATTAATGGAACAGAAAGTATTATTAAACGCCTTCGTGTACTAGTAGATGGACGACCATTAGAAGATATTGATAATTATAATGTTCTCTCTAACTTGAAGAAAGATTATACCGAAGATTTCAGTGGAAAAGCAACTGGTTCTCTTTTTGATCATGCTGATTTAAAACCTGATACAGTTAGTTATTTTGTTAGAAGTTATAATGCGGAAACACCAGAAATATCCTATAGTGATATTGGTCTTAAACAGCGAATTGACCTAAATTGTAGTGGGTTATTTTGTTCAAGAAGTGGTATTCCTCTAGTCAGTTTAGGAAAAATATCAGTTGAAATTGAATTAGCAAGACCTGAAGACGTGCTTGTAACTGATGGTGTATCCCAAGATGTAGAATGTGATGATATTGTTACAGATGGAACAGGCAATATTACTTTATTTGCTCCAAAACAAATTCAAACACTTCAAGGAAAATCCTATGCAGGTCTTGGATGGGATTCAACTACCACATCTATTTATGCCGTAGGAAACGTAGTTAAATTAACAGGCAAACGAGCAAATAATGCAAAATTTACTTTATATGGATTAGTATCAGCGATTACTGATACAGCAGGTTCTCTTGAACATACTGTAGCAATTTCAGGTTTAAATAATGCAGAAACATTGACAGAAGTAAAAGTAAGTGATGTTGTTGGTTATACTGCTGTAAGTGGTGCAGGTGCTTTAACTACAAAAAACCCAAACAAATATGAATATGAAGTAGATAATGTAAATTTTGTCGCTCGTGTCATTGAAATGCCTCCTCAATATATGAGTAGTATGAGTGCAAAAATTGCAAGTGAAGGTCTAATAATGGATGTCCCAACTTATGCTAATTTTAGAAATACACTGTTGGAAAATGTACCTAATCAAACTATTAATATTCCTTGCTTTAATTCTCGTGTTAAGAGTTCTTTAACTTTGCCTTTAAAGGCACAACAAACAGACTACGCTTTTGATATGAATGGTCAATTAGATGGAACGCGTGAATATCAGTTTCAAATTGGAGCGGATAGATATGAACCTAGCAGACCAGTCAATATGCTTAACACTATTTTATCTGCAAATAAATATCCTTCTCAAGAGCATTTAGTAGAATTACAAAAAGCAATTGGAGCATCTGGAAAACCTGTTCGTTCGTTATTAAAATATTCTGATAATTTTGTAGTTGGTCGCTCATTCTCATTTGCGGGATCAACAGAGGACCTTGTGGAAAAAGGTTTAAGAGTTAATTTAGCATATAATTCAAATACTAATACCGCTAAGCAGGTTAATACATGGGTGTATATGATTAAACGGATAGTGGTAAATCCTCAAGGAGTTACAATTGTTTCTTAGGATTAATAACTTTTTTTGTTATTGTAAAACTTTTCTCTCTTTTTTTTTATTTATAGAGTATATAAATGAATACAGAAAAACATTACATTTCAGTGGCACCGAGTAATGGTGGACAGACATTTGGATTCAGTGCAGGAAATCCAGAAGTACGATTTGATTTAGCATCACGTGGGAAATTGAACACGCAAGATTTGAGATTAAGCGGAACATTAAAAATTATTAAGACAAGTGATGGAACAGCATTATCTGATTTTACAAAAGATGTAAATATTGACCCATATTCAGGTGTCGGTTCATGTGTAGAGCAACTTACAATTTCAAGTAGAGCATATTCATCAAGAAATTTAGAAGCAATTTACCATCATCCTCGTCTTTTATCTGGTATGAATTCAGTTATGAGAAGTAAATCACAAATGGATTGTGGAGAATTCCACCAGAGCGGTGCTAAAGGTATCGGATTTGACACATTTGCGGAAAGAAACGATCAATCACGTCCTGATGAATTTAATGCTGGGGGCCAGGTTAAAGCAATGAAAAAAGCATTAGTTCGTAGTGGTGGGATGAAATTTTCAACTCGCCTTATGAGTGGTTTTCTAATGGGTGGTTCAAACCAAAATTCTCAAGTTAATATAGAAGTTTTAGGGGGTCTTTCTCTTACATTATCAATGAGTAGTACAAGCAACGTATTATATGGTGCTGATGCGAGTGACTATCATTATGAAATTAGTAATCTATTTCTCAATGCTTCTATTAATGATGTTCCTGCACAGGAACAAATGGCTTTAGCACAAAAGGGCGAAGTAGATATGTCATTTTTATCTTACACAAGTTTATATAATACAATTAATTCAACTAACTTTAATGTTGTTCATCGCCTTAATCTCGGAGCCGTAATATCTACATTTGTTTCTTTTATACCTACTGCATTTATTAATAATTATGCTCAAAATGGATTGGGACAATATAACCCTTGTGTAGAGCAATTAGAATGGCAGAAAGATTCAGCACGATTCCCAGTAGATAATACGTTAGATGCAAAATTAGAATCGGGAATTGCTTGTGGTGAACAATTACAAACATACCCCGATGTATTAAGTAATTATATGGAAGCATTTAAGAACGCCAAAGATATTCAGCGCTCTCAACTTAACCCTGTCGTATCTGGTTACGAAGTCCAACGTACTCATAAGGTTGGTGCATTTGCAGTCGGTTGTGCATATGATGCAGTGTCTGGATCAGGATCTGATTTTAGAGTATCAACAGCAGGATTTAATTTAGTATCTAAATTAGATGATCCTGATAATCCAGGAAACAGTATCAATTTTGCAGCGTACTCCTATTATTTAGCACGTAATCAAGTTCGTATTGTTAAACAGCAGGGTATTCAAGTAGTGTCATAAAAAAAGAACGTAGTTGTATAACCACCAGCCATAAAAATATACAAATTACAATAATTCTTTTTGCTATTGTTTTTAATAAATTTTTTATAATTAAATTCTATACTTATAGTATATAATTATGACAACAATCATTCCATCAGTTTTAAAAATGTCTATCATGAACGAAAATCAAGCGACTGCTGTTTCAACAGAGATTATTGATCCTGATACTTTTAACTCAGTAAAAGGAAATTTCGCAAAAGCACGATTTTTACTTCCTAAAAAATTTAGTGCAATTGCATCAGGAAATTTGGTTTATCGTATTAATTGGGAAGGGAAGACATCTGCTCCAGTTAATACTAATGTGTCTCTTAGTCGTATAGCAGGGGGTCTTACAGCATTAAAAGAAGCGAGGTTATACATTGGAAAAGAAGTGTCTCGCACAGTGGAATTAGGTAAACTTCTCTGTTGTGAAGCACATCTGAGTGGTTGGGAACATCACACAGAAATCCTGGATTTAAAACATCTTGGTAATCATCAATATTCTTATGATAGCGATGGATTATTACAACTCACACCAGATAAATTAAATGGTGTATCTATTCGTGAAATGAGAGATGAAACTGGGTTCGGTTGTGAAATTTCGGTTCCATTTAAGCATTTATTTCCAATGTTTATGGATATGTTAGTCCCGACTGGAAGCGGATTAAAGGATGATATTATTATTGAAATAGATTTTACACAGCAATATAGCGACATTGCTGTAGAATCAGGCGATGGAACTATCACGGTAGCTGATAAAGTAGTTTCTATTAAAACACCACATATGCTAGTTGATTATATTCAATATCCTGATGTAATCGCTAATGCTTTAAATGATCAACTACAAAGTCCTGAAGGGCAAAGCGTCATGTATCGTCAAAAATCTTTAGTTAGAAGCACACTAGATGCAATTTTAACTGATGATACGGAACAAACAAAAGATATCCCTCTCGGTTTTAATAATAGAAGTGTTCTTGGTTTTACTGTAGCAAAATTAAACACAGCGGAAACAAATAACCAACTATTAAAATGCCGTAGTGATGGACAGAATAAAGAAAAATATAATGTAATCGTTAATAACAAGGTCTTATTTGACAGAGATCTAGAAAATCCATCTGACATGTATAATCATCTAAATCAAACATATGACGGAACAATGGAAATTTTATCAGGAACATATGAGGCAACAGGACAATATGCTACAGCGAACCATAATATATTCAGCGATAGCGTATTTAATGGAAGTAGTGTTTATGCAGGTAACCTAACCACAGCAGTTCAAGATGCATATCAAGGTCGTATGAAATATCTTGGTATAAATCTTGCTAAAATTGATAATAAAGAAGATGTACCTAGCAATGCTGTCAAAATTGGACCTGATGGATTAGTATTTAGATATTCACGAAATAGTGGAGCAGATGGTGAGTCACAGGGAAATAATACAAGAACAAAATCAGCAGTAGAGATGTTATTTTGGGTGCATAATGTATCTGCTCTAGTTATAAAAAATGGTAGAGCACAGAAAATTGATTTATAGAGAGAATCTTAAATAAATTTTTTAAGATAATTTAAAAATTTATTGTACGAGGCGTTTTTCAAATTTTTATAACGAGGCGTGTCATTATTTTTTTGGAAACCCATAACCGCAAAATATTGTATTTTATTGGAGTATATAAAGGCAGCGGATCATAAGAATATTATATTAGTGCGTTACAGTTCTGATAATTACAAAAAAAAAGTAATAACTATAAACCCAGTCAAACCCTGGACTAGGTTTATTTAAAAGAAGTAATAACTATAAACCCAGTCCAACCCTGGACTGGGTTTATTTTTTAGCAACAGTTACCAAATATTTCCATATATGGAAATTTTCCCCAAAAATAAAATCCAGCATATTTTCAAGGGTGTAGACGAAAAAAATAAAAAAAAAACGAAAAAAAAAAATTAAAACGCTTGTACCAAGTACCAAATTTTGCAATTTTAAACTACATTACAAACAATATTTAAGGATGATATAAATAAACCCAGTCCAGGGTTGGACTGCGTTTATTATTTAAGGCAACTTATTAAAAAATAATTCTAATAATATTATCTTGATTATTTTCACTCTTTCTTTTTATTATAATTGAGAGATAAGTATTTGAATCCATATGATTTTCTCTCCATTTATTTGTTTATTTTTTACAAACAATATTTAAGGATGATATAAATAAACCCAGTCCAACACTGGACTGCGTTTATTATTTAAGGCAACTTATTAAAAAATAATTCTAATAATATTATACTCTTTCTTTTTATTATAATTGAGAGATAAGTATTTGAATCCATATGATTTTCTCTCCATTTAATTTTTAAAATTACCATAATAAATATATACATACTATATTGTCTATCTTACTTCTAATAATATTATCTTGATTATTTTCACTCTTTCTTTTTATTATAATTGAGAGATAAGTATTTGAATCCATATGTTTTTCTCTCCATTTTCTTTTTAATATTCAAGAATAAATATATACATACTTTATTGTCTATCTTACTTCTAATAATATTATCTTGGTTATTTTTCACTCTTTCTTTTTATTATAATTGAGAGATAAGTATTTGAATCCATATGATTTTCTCTCCATTTATTTTTTAAAATTACCATAATAAATTTATTTAAAGCAATATGGAAGAATTGAACAATAGTTTAGACGTTGAACTTTCAAGGAAACTTGAAGGTATTTTTCCTTCTCGTGAATTTCCATCATGGATTGAAAATTTATCGCAACCAATTATTATTGGTAAATACGAGAACCAAATCTATATTTTAGATGGTTTTAGTAGATTCAGGAATGCGATGCGTTTTCATAAACACATTGTTTTTGATGAAAATGCATTCCGTGAATGTTCTACGGAAAAAGAGTTGTTTGATTTGCGTATTTCGTTAAATTTCAACAACAACAGCCAAATGAGTAAATTCAATATGTTTCTTGCTGTTTTAAAAGTTGTTGATTATAACGAACTAAAACAACAACATAAAGGAGGAAGAGGAAACAAAACTGAAAAAGAGTTTTTTAAAATTCTGTATGACTATTGGAAAGATATAGTTACTGTAAGTGGTTTAAAGGTATCACAGATGAGTCAAAAAGATTTCCGATTTGGAATACGCTTTTATGATAAAATAGAAGCATATAAAAAACAAAATAACGAAGAACAGGCAAACGAAATTTTGGTGATTTTAAACTTGGAAGAAAATGCTTCAAGAGCATTGCATGGAATGTATCAACAGATGTATCCACCTACACCTAGAACTCCATCAACACCCAAGATTCCAGTTTCAACTCCTACAACGCCAGATGAAATTGTTTCACTGGAACAGTTTTCACCAGCGAAACATTTCAAACACCTGCAACAAGGAGATCCACGCATAAATGCTTACTTTTGTGGTGCAACAGGAAGCGGTAAATAAAAATTTGTATTTACTTTTTCAAGCAATTATTATATATTAATATTGTTTTTGTACTTATTAGGAAAAAGTTTCATGATGGCGTATCTCCTGAAGTTTTACATTAAAAATCTGGAGAACGACGTGCGTGTTGTTCTTGTAACGGCAGGTGGGGATCTGAAGAAAACTATTCTTGAAAACCATATTGAAATTTATCAACATATTGATATGGAAAATATTGGCGATGAAGAGGAAAATGGAAAGAAACGATCTCAAACACGCAAACAGTTTTTCATTACGGAGGTTTATCAAAAATTTGCGAAGCAAGATATCCATACAGTTCTTGTTCTTGATGAATTAAACAATGATTTTAAGAATTTTGTATCAGGAGCAAGTCCCATCAAGGATTTATTTACGAAACCACGGCACATCAACATCTCTTCATGGTTGGCGTTTCAATACTATATTGATATTGACTCCAGTGTTAGAACTCAATTAAACAACACAGGGATTGGCGTAATTTTTCGGCATGTTGATGCGGAACACTTGAAAACAATGTTTAAAGCACTCGGTCTTCGTCAATTTTTCGGCAAAGAAAAATCATTTGTGCAGACGCACGATGCTATCATGAGAGAAAAGGTAAAAATTTCATATGCTTTTTCTAATTTCATTAAACCCTATTTTTTTGTTCAAGAAATATATTACTTATTTTTTTTTTTGTTTCGTTTTTTATTAGTATTCTGCATTTATCAAAACACCCGATGCGATTTATCAGTACAAAGTCACGGATATGGACAGTGACTTTCTTTCATCTTCGTCAAGCGACACCGATTATATGTATCCAGAGCAACAATCCTTGCAAACTAACTTTGAAGAAGTTATGGATGTTGATGAAGCAGTAAGCAATGCGTCTGCAGCAAAAACCTTTTACGCTCAAGGTCCACCAAAGCGAGATTCTAACACTGGGGAAACCGATGTGTATAACACACCAAGACATGTTGTGTTGATTTTACTTCAACATCTCCCACCACCAAGTTCGGATTTTTTTATCTGGGATCCAATGGCTGGTAAGGAAATATTGCTTAACGCATTGCTGTAAGTTATTATTAAATATAAATAATGTATATATATTTATTTTTATTCACAGGTAACAACGCTATCGTAGATGTCCTTGCTGAATATGGATACCAAACACTTTCAACAGACATATCACGAGGAGAAGAGCAAGACTTTGAGACTATCCCACGCCCTGAAGGAAATTTCATTTTAGTTGTAAATCCTCCTTTTAAAATACGACTATTGCGTATAGTCATCAAGAAACATCTTGAATGGGAAGTCCCATGCTATGTACTCTACTCTGCTCCTCAATGGTATTTACATCGCCCGAAAAACATGGATGATTTATTTATGCAAATTAATTATCATCAACTGTCTTTACCTTGCGATACTGAATTCCAAATGGGAGAGAATGCTAAACCAGCGATGGTTAAAGCAGATTGGTTTTTTTTAGACCATTCAAAGACCCCTAATCAAAACTCTGTTAGTTTTCTCTCTTGGGATGAATATAATCATGTGATTAATCCAAGCAGTGATAAAACAGCGGATGATAATGTCTCTGCGTGTCTTGCAGCAATGGAACTTTAATTTTTTAATAAAAATATTTTTTTTGTATTTGTGTCATTTTCAAAGAGGTCTCCGCAAATTGACATTTGCTGCTTTTTCGTGTAACGGTAATAGTAATTTAGGAAAAAATAATTTAAAAAATATGTGTGTATATATATAATATATAATGGATATTGACAAAAATTTAAATACTTACGATGAATTTACTTTCTTTATGAATACAAAAACGAGTTTAAGTCCACATTCTATTAGGTCGTACAGATCTAACTATCGGAAAATGCGAGGCATATGTCACCGTGATATTAGCACAATGAGTGAGAATGGTATTATTGATTTGATCACAAGCGTTACCGAAAATCCTAATTCACAGAACACATATTTCAATCTTGCGATTTTATTAAAAAAACATAATGATTTAAATTATACCAGTCTTGAAAATTATAGAGAAGAAAATAAACTACGAATTGAAAAATTACGCATCATTGTAAACAAAAAAAAGAAAGGAAAAGCACCAACATTAAATCAACTTAAAGAACATAATAATCGCTTATACCGTGAGCAAAATTGGCGAGGTTTTATTTTAGATTATTTGCTTAATTCTCTACATGTCCGCAACGCAGATTTGGACATCATCGTAACTATATCAGGTAGGAAACTAAATTCTAATGAAAATTATTTAATTATTAGAAAAAATAGTATTACTTATATAAGAAATGATTATAAAACATCAAAAACATATGGACAAAAACGAAATCAGATAGCAAGTAAAAAATTTAGACATGCAATTTTACAATTTATGGGTGATGATAGTCAAAAATTTCTTTTAACCAACTCTGAAAATCAAAGATTAACAAAAGGTTCAATTAACCGATATATTCAAAAATACACTTTTAAAGGTCTGTCGGAGAGCGATATTAACCGAGCATACATTACAGCAATTGATACAAAAGGTAACCTAAACGAATTAAAAAGATATTCAAAAAATAGAGGAACATCTATTGACACTCTTATTGATAATTATAATTTGAATTTTAAATTGTAATATTTTTTTATGGTAATATTAAAAAATAAATGGAGAGAAAAACATATGGATTCAAATACTTATCTCTCTTTTTATTTAAAATAGAAGGGTAAAAAGAAAGTGAGAATACATTTTTAAAAGTAAGATAGACAATATAGTATGTATATATTTATTCTTGAATATAAAAAAGAAAATGGAGAGAAAAAAGGGGGAAAAGGGCAGATTCTGTTCCTTTTTTTCAAAGTTTTTTCATTTGTTTATTTTTTTTGTTTTGAAATAGTTTGTAAATTCTTAACAGAATCTGCCCTTTCCCCCCTTTTATTTACACAACTAATAAATATAATTATTATATATAAGTTTTATTTATTTATATATAGGAATTTAAATAAGTAAAAAGGAGAGAAAAAACTATTAAAAACAATTGTCAAATGGATTGCTATTTTCTAACATATTTATTTTTGGTAATCTGCTAAAATACTTTCTGTTTGCTTCTTGTATTTGTTTTTTTCTATGTAATTCTTCTTGATTTATTTTAATTTTATCTCTTTCTTGATAATCTAATACTGCTTTAGATTTTATTTTATTTGTGTAGTTTAACATTTGGTTTTTTGTAAGTTTATAATCATATTTCTTTTCAGCAATTCCGCTTGCGGTCGGGGAGTTATAGAGGGGCGTTGACCCTTTATTAAGATTAAGCATTTGATTTTCTAATTTATTTAATTTTGTAAGAACTTCATCGCTTGCGGTCGGGGAGTTATAGAGGGGCGTTGACCCTTTATTATTATCAACTTTTTTCTTTTTTTTATTTAATTTACCTTCAGCATGAAGCAATTTCATACGTTCGCTTCTTTTTTTTCTTAATTCCTCTCGTTTTCTAATATAATCATCTTTGTTAGTATCTATTAAATCTTCATCTACCCCTGTATTGCTATCTGTATCACTCATAAGTGGAATTTTTTTTTGTTTTTTAGGTGCTTCAAATACGTCGTTTTCTAAAAACACTTTTTTTCCAGGTATTTTTCTCTCTTTTTTTTCTTCAAAATCCTCATCTATTTGCTTGTTTATTTCATCTTCTATCTCTTCCACAGGTTTAATATTCATTTCTACATTCGGCATATTTCTATCATTCAAATTATTCATATATAATATAAATATAAATTATTATTTATTAATCATTAAAACAAAAGATTTTAAATTTCCTACATCATCAGGAATACTTCCATCTGCATTTCTTAAATCTACGTTTAATTCATTAAGAGTAATTTCACCACTATTATTGAGAGATAATATTTGAGTGTTATCATCATAAATAAGATTACTACTATTTAATATTCCATCAGTATTGTATCTTGGAACACAAGCAAGTGTTTTAACTTGAGAAAGACCTGCGTCTAAATCATTACTATCGTTGTTAGCATATGATTTTATGGGAAGATTAGTAATATTAACATTTAAATAAGGTTCATTAGAACTAGTTGTATTTAGTGGAAGACTATTAAATAATTTTAATTCTGCTACTTCATTACCATAAGTTTGAATAGTATTATATATTGAACTTAATCCTAATTCTTCTTTGATTTCATTCATATCTAAAGATATAAATTTTCCATAATTTTGTGTATTTGTAATATTACTTATACCTGAATATGAAAAATTACTTATTGGAAAATCACTATTATTTGTTCCATTAGCATTTGAATAAAGGGCAACGACAGGATAATGACTGTGCTGATCCATAACACATCGTTTAGGTGGACTTATATCATTCAAACACGATAATTCTGTCCAAACTTCATGTGAAGCACCTTTATAAAAATATTTTGGACTTGCTTGAGGGTCATCAATTAGCATGATAGCAAATTCTGTATTTTCGTCCATTAAGTTTGAATAATACCCAGTCGCATTGAATTCTTTTATAAGAGAAAGATTTGCATTACCTTGTTTTTGGTTACTACTTTCTAAAATCATAATTTTGTTTTCACTTCCATTATAAAATATACCTGCTGTTAAGTTTTTGATTTTTAAATATTCCGCTATTAAATTACTAGACACATAACTTAAATCTAAATTACTATCACTAAACCCAATGATGTAATCTAAACTATTCTTTTGTGAAGTCCATTGCATTAATCCATACTTGCTTGTATTATTAATAGGAATTGCTTGAGTAATACTACTGGAAGAATTGAACCATGTTCTTTCTATGGGTTGCGAAATGAATGTGGTATTAGCGAATGAGTTTTGACCTTGTCCATGTAGTCCTATATAATTCACTGGTGGATTTAAAGTACTATCATAGTTAAAATACAATGTCCCGGCAGTCGTATTGCTTGTAAACCAGTTCTGTTCAGTTTCAAAAAATCCTGTTTCAAATTGCGTCAGTTCTATTGTAGATGGACTTGTAGTATGACATTTAATAGAAATTGTATAACAATTAGGTGCTATACTATTATCATCAAAATACTCTAATGTTGCTGTAAAATTTTCTTGTCCATTTCCTAATACATTATTTATTTTTTCTACAACGTGTAAAAGAAAATCTTTTTTAGTATATTTTCCATGTGTTAAAACGATGCTAGTAAATGTGCCTGTAGATATTCCATTTACACATATACGAAAATTATCATTAGAAGAATTAATCAATATTTTTGGTTCTAATTTAATAATTGCTTTTTTTAATGTAATCTTACTATTTTCTGGTAGTATGATTGTTTCCTTAAATAATTGCCGAAAATGTGTATTACTTTCACGATTGACTATATTAATAAGCATTTTATATAATAATAATATATAAAAAATAAATATAAAAAAAACTATTTATTCCTCATACCAACGAATTGTTCCTACGAAATATTGAGAACTCAAAGATGTTCCCATTTCTATTTCAATACCATTATCTGGTGGTAATATAATCATATCTTCTAAAAAATCACTTCTTAAACGTGTCCCATATAGACTTAATACTGAATTATCAAGAAGAGTTGTAGTAGCACTATTAGTATATGCCCCGCTATCATATTTAATACCTATAACTGAACTTGTATTACTAGACCCTCTATTTAAATTTACAGGAGTAACTGATGCCCCTCCTCCAAATGGATTAGTCGCATTACTAAAAGTGTTTATCGTTACATTATACTGTGTATTACTACTAAAATTACTCATCATCGCTTGTATATTATATACATACATTGTGGTAGTACCATTGTTATATAAACCGAAACAATTTACAGAACCACTCACATTGGGTAATAAGACAAAGCCTGTGGTAGCAATATAACATTTCCCACTTCTATTTTTATTTGGAATACCACTCATTCCATTTAATATATAATCATTTGCAATCGTTATTAAACCATTTCCTGATATAACTGAGCCATTTACAGTAGAAAGCCCACTTTCAACATCACTTAAAGTTTTTGCAGGTGTTCCTTGTAAATTAATGATACTTGTGTTGATTGTAGTTTGGTTTGATGCCGTTGCTTGGTCAGTATCTATATTAGTTAGTTTTGTAATAATATCGTCCTGTTTAGTCCCTGTTGCTTTACCACTATCAATTGATTGTAATTCTGTAATCATACTTGATTGATTTAATGCTGTCGCATCCCCGCCACCACCACCGCCTGAAATAATATCTACCTGTAATTTTCCATCTACAGTTTTAAGCATTTGTGCTGTTCCTAATCCATCTGATTGTGTGTTCGCAATTTTACATGGAAGAGTTCCGCTTAAACGATCATCTATATCTGTTAGCATATTATATATTATAAATAGATAAATATATTGAAAATAATTCAACTACTGAAAATGTACGACAACCTCTTTTCTAATTATTATCACCCCGTAGTTACTCTTTTTTTTCTTAGGTCTTCCTACTCTCTTAATACACTCATCATAATTTTTTTCCATTTATATACTTTTAGATTACTTTTTTAACAATTCCGTTTGTAATGTAACCTTCTACTTTTTATCAAAAATGTCATTTTCGTTATATATTTTTTTAATATTGTTTAATTTTTTATAAACAGCAGGGGTTTTGTAGATTTGATAATTAATTTCGTAATCATCTTTTGCCTTAATATCTATATTTCGCATTTCTCTCTGTTTCTTAATTTTAAAATGGTTATAAAAATGTTGATAACAATGATAATATGTATTCTTTTCGTTATTCATCTATAAAATATACTGATATATTAATTATTCATTTTCTATTTCCTCTAAAAGTTTATCTATTTCTTCTTTTGGAACTGATTGTTGTTCTACATGTTCTTTAATATTTTCTACAAAACTTTTTTTGTATTGTGAAGAAGCACTAGGATTGCGTGGTTCGTATCGCCAATTACTATAATATCTGTGATACAACTTTTTTTCATCTTGGTTTAAATCTGTATATCTTTTTTCAAATAAACTCAATACTTGTTCATATTTGTCTGTGTCTTCATCAGGATTATGTAAAATATTTTCTACCATGTGTTTATCAAAATCACTTAAATTTTCATCTTTTTCTGTTTCTCTCATAAATCTTTCCATTTCATTAATAATTGATTGGTTGTTTTCTTCTTCTGTGTTTTGTATAGCATATGATGATGATGATGCTTCTTCAGCAAATCCACTTATGGAGGCGATCTCTGCATCTTTACTGTATAATAAGTTTTCAATCGTTTCTGGGTCTATACTTTCAATATCAGTTGGTAATCTATTAGGTAACTGTTTTAAATCTTTATATTTTTCCAAATCTTGTATGAATTCTTGTGCTAATGGGTGTTCTACTAATAGTTTTCTCATTTCACTAGGACTATTTTTAAATTTGCTTATACCAATGTTTTGATAATTACTTATAATTCTATTTAATAATTCACTTTGGTTTTCATCGGGTCTTCTTAATGCACTATTGAGTTCATCCATAATACTTTCTATTCTTTGTGCCTTTGATGTATCAGTTCCTTTAAGTTGTTTTGAAATTAATTCTTTATATTGTTCTATTTGATTATATATTCTATTTTGTTTATACCACAATGGAGTTGGTAATTGGTCAGGTAGTGTGTTTGGAAGATTTCGTACAATTTCAAAAATGATGGAACTATTTGCATTTATATCACTAGCAGGTGATAAGTCAGGGTTTCTTATTTCAATATTAATTGTGTTAAGTAATCTATCTTTTTTTATAAAATAACTTATTGGACTTGTATAACCGAATATAAAATCAGAAGAAAAATTTAACTTACTCACAATGCCTACTACATTATAATCAATACCATTTTTAGAAACTCTAAAGTTACTATCAACAATATCACTAACAAGGAGATAATAAGGATTTTCTTGTTTAATTGGTAAATTTTCTCCTGTGATGCTATCACTATCAATTGTAATCGTAAAGTAAGGAAATCTCTCTCTATCCACATTAAAAGTTGATTGTAATGGATTAAAATCTTGATAATTTGTACTATTTGCTTTAAATTCTATGGGTGCTCCTGTTGTTGATGTTGGTATTGAGTATCCCAAACTTGAAGAATTTACATTCAAAGCACCAATTGAACTAAATTTATATTTTGCTAATTCATTAGTACCATTAGGTTCAAAAATTCCAGTTGTAAAATAATGTGGAAAATTAACGCTATTCTGTGAAGCAATAGGTAATCCGTCTGGAATATCCAGAATAATTTGAGGATCACCTGTAGAACCCAGCATTTTATAATAACCTGACGTAGGGTCTGTTTCTATGCCTCGTATTGTATTTAACTGAAAATCACTATACCCTAATTTGTTCCAAAAAGCCTTTCCTATTGCATCGTTATTCTCATTTAAATCTAAAAAGAAATTATCACCATCTAAATTATCAAAAAAAGTTTTAGTAGTAAAAGTTTTATATACATCGTTAGGAACATTATAATTATTTGAATTATTACTATACCAATGTTCTATATTTACGCCACCTATTCTTGTACAATTTTGTTTATAAGGGTAATTATCTTTGCCTTGTGGATTTGGAAAGTATATCTTTGCACTAATCGTTCCACCTTGTCCTCCTTCTGTATAAGTGCTTGTATATGGTTGATGAAGATATGAAATTTCAAAACGGGATTTTGATGTATTCCACGAAAAAGATACATTATTACTGCCTATATATTGACTTATTAACTGCTCATTATCGCTATCTAATGTATTTGTAATTGGAAAGCCAATTATATCTGTAATCGTTTTTCCATATGTTGTTGAATATATTGGATTAGCAGATTGATTAAAATCAGGTAAAATACTACTACCATGAACATGTGGAACATTAATAGACAATTTATTAGTTCTAAAATATATTGGATAGACACTATCTTCAGGAAAATGAGTGTTATCAAAAATACTATGAGTTGCTTTATAATAAGGACATAATAATTGAAAAGACCCAGTATCATAAGGGATATTCATAAATCCAGATGAATTTTCTGTATTACTTGAATTATTTGAACTATATACTGGGAAAAATAAATCATTGCTTATCATTCCCTTATTTCTACTATTTTTTACGATTTCGCCATATTTATTACGATTATCACTAGATTTATGTGTTAATTGTGTTAATTTTGTTGCTATATCACTTGGTGAATTATATTCTTGTGTAATTTCATATTGGAATGTATTAAAATGTAAAACTTGAATGATTGGATTAATAATGGGCACACCATAAATATAATTAATTGAACCACTATAAATATTAGTATTATCAGTACTATCTTCTAAACCCCATAAAGAATTCACAAAGGATGTAGAATTATCACTTACACCTTGATAAATTGATGCTACATTACTATTATTAGGTTTTTTTATAACACCATAATAAATTTTAGTATCATCGCTTATGGGGGTGATTGTTGATTGGTCTATTGACGTTTCAATATATTGTTTTTTATATGGATTCAAATAATAGATATAATCTAATGCTATTCTTGAAAAAAAAATTAATTTTGAATCACTTGGTATAGTAGTATTAACAGTGGATGGATAATTGGATAATCGTAAATCTATATTTCTTTTCACATTAAAAAATGTAAATGTTGAACTTCCATCGTAACTGGCATTGTATGTAGTTTCCGCATAATCTTTAAAATAAAAATTAGTTATTGATGCGATTTCTATTGTATTATTTGGTCTTGGTATATATAAACATAAACTGTTACCTATATTACGAGTATTGAGATAAAGCAAAGACGTATTACCAATTTCATTCCCGATAAATTGTATTTGTATTTTAGAGGTATCACCACCTACATTAAGATCTAATATTTTAAAATCTTTTCCTTCATATATTATATCACCTTTAGAAACATCATCATAAGACATATAACATTTAATAATTTCATTATCATCGTCCGTTAGTATAGTTGTTTTAGAATTTAAGTTTTCAGTAGGATTATTAAATTCGCTTATTGTTTTTATTTGTACAGCATAATATTCTTGTGGCGTTGTTGTATTTTCATTTTCATATTTATAATTAATTTTTTCTGGATTGTAAAAACTACCATATGGGTAATTATTAGTTGTTAATCTGCAATCACCATCACATATTTTTAAATCAACACTAATATAATCACTATACCCTCCTATACTATTTAATGATGGATATAGATTTTCAATTTGAACTCTATAATTTCCAAGTAATTCGTTAAATGCTATAATAGATACTCTTACTTCAATCATCTGTTTAAAATATGTTAATCCTAAATTAGGGTCCACGCGTGCTTTTAATTGGATCTGCTGTCCTATAGATAATATTTGTCTTGGATCGTAATAATTAAATGTCGTGGTAGCATTATCATACGTATAGAAATCTATAAATGAATAATTATTTGTATCACTAATATAAACTTTTACTAATAAATTTGAATATATAGGAACATCCATGTTTATTGATTGTCCAAAAAACCTAAAATTCAAATATGGGTCTTGATACCAACTTATTTTACTATAAGAATTAGTTCTTGATGATGTTTGTATATCATTGGTTTTAGTGTTTCTCTCTAATCTACAGGGTCTATTTGTACTATCATAAGGAAATTTCCCCAATCCACCTTCAAGATTGCTATCAGTTCTCATATTATATCCTTCTCTCTTTTGATTAATTCCATCATCAATACCATAATAAGATTGAATCCAAGTTGCTTTATTATTGATATTATCACCTTTTAAATTAAATCTAATAAGATCTCCAACGCCAATACTGTTAATATAACTTGATGACATTCGCACCATATCACCTGCTAATAATTCGCAACCACTTGGATATTCTGTTTTCCATCGCCAATAATCTTTATTACTTTCAGCATCTATACTTGTAGAACGGTTGCATTCTAACATTATTGTTTTGCTTTGTGGTGTGAGATTTTCTTTTCTTGTTTGACTAAATAATGGAATTCTTTGTTCTTGAGGATTTTGACTGGTTCCTCTATTCATTTTTAATATATAAATATATAATATAATTATAATGAAATGTATTTTGTGTAATGTTAAAATTAGAAAATATTACGAACAAAATGGACTATATTTACCAAAGTATAAATTACAGTACTTAGGTTATTGTTGTTCAAGTTGTTTTAGAATATCTAATAAAGAATATATTAAAATTTGTAATATCGTTTTTAGAGAAAGAGAGAAATTTATAAAAAATCATTTAAATTTAATTAATTTAAATTCTGTTACTATATTATAAACAATGGGTTCTATAGGTAGTAAAATTGCAGATGGTTTTGAAACAGCAATTGAAGGAGTAGAAAAAGCATCAGTGTATATTGGAGAAGGTGCAGTGGAAATGTTTGATCCAAAAGAAGCACAATCGTGGGTAAAAGATACACAAGATTACGATAAGTCTAAATTGCACAAACCTATATTAGTAGGTAAACAACAAGCATCTAAAACTATATTTGATACATCAGAAGGACAACAGTTTGGTGATATTTCAAGAATTCATTTTTAATGACTTTTTCTCTCCATTTCATAAATAATTTATACATTAAAAAACAAATAAATATGTATATATATATGAATAGATACACGAAAGAAGAAAGAAAAATAATAAATGATAGGTATAGAACGAAAAATTCTTATTTAGTGGAATGTGATACTTGTAAAAAAATTATACCAAGAATGAATCATAGTCATCATTCTAAAACAGATACACATGTATTAACATCATCTTTATATAAAGAAATAAAAAGATTAAAATTCATATTAAAAAATTATGGATATGAAGAATAAAAACTTATAGATAAAATAAAATAATTATAAAAAAAAGGGAAAAAGGGGAGATTCTGCACCCTTTCAAAAAGTTTTTTCAAAACAAAAAAAAAACCAAATGAAAAAACTTTGAAAAAAAGCAACATAATCTGCCCTTTCCCCCCCTTCGTGTTATTTTTCCAAGATAGATATTTATAAATTATTGTCATATATAATTAAATTATTAGTATCTTCTGCTTCATAGCTTTTTTCATAAGGAAAATATAAATGAAAGGGAGAGAAAAAAATTTCAAATACTTAATTAAAAAGTATTTGAAAAAACGCAAACGCCAAAAAAAATCTTGTTAATTTTTGTGAGGAGAAATGATTTGCCGTTTTTCTCTCTTTTTTTTATTTTTATGATGGAAAAGAATTTGTTATTGCTTACCATAACATAGATTTAAACTTTATATTTTTAAGACTGATTATGATGTGAATTTAT